CTCTTTAATTTTAGTTCTACAAATTTCTGGTGTTGATGATTTAACTGCCTCAATACCCATAATTTTTAATTTAGGTTCTTCAAACGTAATACCTTCTTCGTCTAATACGTTTAACATATATCTTTTTTTAGCAGTCCATATACCTTTGTCAGCAATAACTTCTCGTTTCATAACCATTTTATTTTTAAATGCGTTAGTATATTCTGCAAGTTGTTCAAAACATTTTTCTAGGAATGGTTCTATTCTACCTTCAACAACTTTATTAATAAATCTTAATTTCTGTTCAGTAGATTTATCTTTACAAACTTGTTCTACTAACTTATCTAATGTAAGATAAATTGAATCTGTATCGGATGCCACAATGTAATCTATCTTATCGTGTGTCTTTAATATATTATTCATATATTCATTTACATTCTGCTCAATAAAACGAATTACAAATTGACCTGCCATTGTGATTGCCATTGCCTGTCTTACATCATAATATCTAAAGTATTGATTGCCGATGGCACCGTAAGCACTATTTAATGCAATCTTCTTTGCCCATTGAATATTATGACAACGAGCAATCTCATTTAATAGACTAGGGTCTTTTGTTTCATTATATTTTTTCTTCGCCTCTAACATTAATTTCTTATACGTTACACGATCATTATACATTTTACCTAATAGTTTAGGTAAAAAACCTTCACTATCAGTTTTAAATAATGCACCGTTTGGTGTAATAGTTGCACCTTCCGTTTTAAGATATGTTAGAGGCGTTGCCTGATTTAACATCTTGTTCACCGTAATACCATTTGGTTTCATACCTATAATCTTTTCGGGAGAAATATTATATTGCATAATCAAATGTGGGTATAGTGAATTGATGTCAAACGAAACAATCCATTTGTGCATACCTACTAGAGGATCTTTTACATACGCACCAGGATACTTCTCATCTTTTAAGTTATCTTCTTTTGGTGGTATGACTATGTTATCTTTACGTAAGAAGTTATAGATTAATGTATCCCAAAATCTAACTTGTGAAAATACATCTTGGTAATTAACTTTTGCCTCATACGCCATTGTTAAGATAAGTTCAATCAGTTTTAATTTATCTTCTAACTGGTCAACGATCTCAACGTCTTTAATATTGTAATCAATAAACGATTGAAAATCTTTTGTATACCATTCTCTAAATGTATCATAAGGATTTTCATCTTTAGGTAATCCTAATTCTACTTTACCGATATGATCTAACTTATAACTTTCTTGTCTTGTCGGTATAAACTTTTTATATAAGTCAAGGTAATCTAACATTGCAATACCATATAAAGTATAATGTAATTGTGATCTACCTCTTACAACTATTTCTTCGGTGCCTACTAAATTCCAAGGCGATAATCTTCTTACAACTTTTTCATCTGTAAGTAATTTAATTCTGTTACATAGATAAGGTAAATCAAAAAACTTTGTATTCCAACCTGTGATTACATCTGGATAGTTCTTCATCCAAAACTTCATAAACTCCATAATTAATGACTTCTCGGACTTACATCTTATATAAGTTACATCTGTTCTATCTGTTTTAAACTCACCTGTACCCCACGTAATAATCTGTTTGTTAGATTGATTTTTAACTGTGATTGCTAATAGTTCTTCAATAGGATTTTGAATATCAGGAAAACCATTTTCTGCACCACACTCTATATCAAGTGTAAATATTTTAATGTGGTCTTTTGAAAACTGTATATCGTTAGGAAATTCGTCTGCAATATATTGATACTGATAACGATCCATACCAAAGATAGGTGCATTTTCAGTATTATAACTTCTTTTGAAATCTCTTGCCTTTTTAATACTACCAAACTTAATTGGTTTTAAACATTGACCAGTAAGTGTTTTAAATTCTGTATCTTCTTGTGAGATTGCATAAAGAGTAGGACTATAATCAATCTTCTCTTTATACTCTTGTCCCTCGTGTACACCTCTTACAAGAAGTTTACCGTGGTGTTCTATTACACTTTTATAAAAGTTCATCATCCCTCAAATGTAGAGTGATATTATCAAGTTCTTTAGTTAACATTATTTGACAACTCAATCTACTTATACCTTTTTTGTATCCTTTTTCATATTCTAATAATTCTTGTTCAGGTGTATTATAATCTATTTCGCCTAATTTGTCAATCCAGGCATTGTTAACATACACGTGGCAAGTACCACAAGCACAACACCCACCACAAGTGGCAGGTATTTCTTCCAAGTTTGCCTCTCTGGCAGCCTCCATTACAGTCCATCCTGCAGGAACCTTTACTTGGACTTTCTCGTTGTTTGTCCTAATAAAGTTTACTGTTATCACTTTTTCAAAGTCGGTATAGATGTTTCTGTAATTAATTCTGATTTAGGTGTTAATATTCTACTTGTGTTTTGTTGATACGAAGCAAGTATTTCTCTTTTTGGACTTACAGTTGAAACTATATTTGATGTTTTAATTTCAATTTCTTCACTATCAGCATATGGACTATACAAAGTCATCATCAATTGTACAGGTTTACCTGGTCCTTGTTGATGTGGTATAATTACAAATGGTTGTTTTAGTTTAGTTGTTTCTACTGACTTATCTATAATCTTTGCGATTATATCCTCTCCTGTTGAGAGTCTCATTATTTTCACGTCTGACATAATATTTCTCCTTATTATTATAATATATCATAACTTGACTTAAATGTCAATGTTATTTCTTCTCAAAACCAATTTTATCTTGTTTACCTTCTTTTTCGATTGGTTTTAATCTTCTACTTAATACAAAAGTTCTATTAGGATTAACAGCAACATTCATCTGTCGCATTAATTCTCTATTAACCAATATATCTGAACCTGATCTTGGTCTTTGATCTAAACCAACTTCTATATCTTTATAAGTAAATCCATTAAATGTAATGTCCATTAATATTGTAGGTCTAATTTCTGATGGTTCGTTTGTGGCATTTGATCTAAACACTTTACTTTCACCGTGTTTAGGTTTAGTATATATTTTGCCATCATATTTCCATTTAACAATTTTACCTTTGTGTTCTAAAATTTCATCTGCGTGTAAGGCACAAGCAAGTGAACCATTACCTGTATCAAATTTTGCTCTGACTTTTCCTAAATCACCAACTTCCATAGTTTCTAACCAACCACATTCAATTAATGATTGTCTGTCCCAATGAGTTCTATCTTTTACCCAATCAATTACATAAGACATCATTGTTTCACCGTCTATTCTACCAGCAGGTTCTGGATCTGAATAATAATCTTTGTATTGATAACCTTCGTAATCTGCACCTGAACCTGGACTACCATTGATTTCTAAAATGTATGGTTTACCTTTATAAACAATATGATCTACACCACACATATATGCTCTGGATAATCTAGCAGTTTTTAATACAAGTTCTATTTCTTCATCACTTAACTTGTATGGTTCTGCTTCAGCACCTCTATGTGTATTTGATCTAAAGTCATAACTACTATGAGTTCTTTTTGTACTTGCAAATATTTTATTATCTACCACAAAAGTTCTTACGTCAAAATCTGTTTTCATATATTCTTGTATCAACATTTCGGCACCTAATTTCCACATTGCCTGAACAGTTGCTACAAGACCATCATAACTTTCTACTTTAATAACACCTACACCTTGTGTACCTGTAAGTGTTTTTAATATGATAGGAAACTTACCACCGATCATATCTAATGCTGTCTTTAAATTTTTTTCGTTTGATACGTATGCTGTTCTAGGTATAGGTATACCAAACTTTTCTAATAGTAATGCTGTAGTTAATTTATTATCACACGTAAGCATTGCCGCTCTTGTGTTTAACATAAATGCTTGTGAGTTTTGAAAAGCAGATATTAAAGATAATCCACCTTCATCTTCTAACGCACCACCTCTTGTTATGCAAACTGTATCTTTACCAACAAAGGTATGTTCAGCACCTTTACCATCATAGTTGTAAACTGTTAAAGTATTTTTGTCTTCGTCTTTTTGTGTAATGATTGTAGATTTAGTATTTACGATAACACATTTAATGCCTTTTTTCTTACACGCTTTTGATATAAGATCAGCAGTTGTGTTTTCTTTTGGATCTTTAGAATCTGCTATTGTAATAATAGCAACCGTAATAGGTTTTTCTTTACGTTCTAAATCTTGTTCTACAAAAAATTCTTTAAACTTCGGTATTTGCATTTTCGCTATCTTCGTTTGTGACCTTTTTTCCTATGTTATATTTAGCAGATAAGTTCCATTCTTTTTTTTCTTTGAATGGTAAAACTTTTATCTGACTTAAAGGCGCTTTATTTTCTGCGTCTTCTTTTCTAACTATATCAATTAAGTTCCAGTCTTGTAATAAAATAGCGATTGTATTTCTTCTTTGTATATCATTCTCAACTAAAGTTGCCTTCTTGCCATCTAAAGCAAAAAGTTCTTTAAAGTGTACGATATAGTATTTACCTTGTTTATGCAATATATGACACGATTGAAATAGTGTTTTATCTTTACGACTTGCAACACCTATTCGTGTCAAAGTTTCTCTAACCTTTAGGAAATCGTCTGGTTGTTTGATTGTGACCTCAAGCATACTATCAGATGACCATTGTATTTCTTCACTCATTTTTTTCTCCCACCTTTATTCAAGGTTTCTTTAATATCTTCAATTTGTTGTTTTGTCAGTATGTTGAGAGCCTCTCTAGCTTTCTCATTACCATAACCAAAATACTCTTTCACATACTCTAAATCTTTCAATTTGGATTGCTTCAGCCAACGGCCACCAAATCTTTTTTTCTTTCTTACACTATTTATTAGAAATTGAAATTGTACTTTGTTAGATAGAAAGTGATAACCATTCATTTCATTTGCTTGTGGAAGTGTATCCCAAAACATAGACAAACAACGGTTAATTAT